TTTAAATTTGAATGGACGAGGCGTTATTTCCTCGTATAAAAATGTGTAAGCCATAGCGCTCTCGCTAGTGAATACGGAATGCGCTTTCACTGCAAGATCTTTACGGACATAGTCAATATGGTCAAATTCTAGAACCCAGTTTTGACCATCACGTTCAACTTTTACATTTTCGACGTCATGGAAAATCATAGGTTTTACACCAGGCACACGTGGATAGATTCGAATGTTTTTCATATATACCTCCTATTTCTTATTAGTTAGCCAGATAATGGCGAGAATAATCCAACCAACAGGTGGTGTGCAAAGTAGTACAAGAGTTCCGAGTGATTTTTTCATTTTAGTTTCCTCCAATATAATCATCATAGCAATTCTTTATTTTGTCATTAACACAATCCAATTCAAAATTAGTTAACATTAATAGATTATCATGTGATGAATGAGATATACCATGAAGTAATTTTAATTCTTCTATTAAAATCAATGTATTTAAACCTCTACCATGTTCTTTTCGATGTCAATAAGATATTTTTTACCAGTTACACGATCTACATGATATGTTCCATCGAAATCGAAATTTCTTGATAGAAAATCTCTCATTTTATCTAAGGTTGGTAATCCTTGGTCAATACACTCCTCCGCTGTACCAGCTAAAATATCCACCCAGAATTTTTTACCAGATTTACGATCGTAATACATATCTCCGTCTAGATCAAATCCCCCTTTGAAGAAAATTTCTTCCATTTTTTCAAACGGTGGTAATTCTTTTGGCCATTCTTTTTCCATTTTAAACCTCCATTGGCATAGGGAATTGGATTTTAAATCCTCCTCCACGAGCAGCTACAATACGTGCTCCTTCAAGTCCTTGTCCACCAGCATTAGTAGTCCAACCAAATGTCTGGTCGGTAAATTTAGCCGGTTGATCAGATAGTTCATAGAAATCCCCAACAGTAACAATACCATACGCATCCAAATTTGCAAGCATGATGTTAAACACTTCCTGAGCATCCTGACGTGTCTCGAAAATGATTTCTTCAACCTGGTTTGATGCTCGTCGATTACGTTTTGCATATGACTGAGTGTAGTCATTTCGATATGCGTCCATTCGAGTTACATTTGTCACACCACGCCCCCAGTATCCTGAAGAATTTCTACGAGCATGGATATAGTCTGGTCCGAAAATAGCTCGCTGCACAGCCGTCATAGCCATATCAGCAATACCATTCTGCAAGCTTGGTACAACCACCTCGTGGAACATATGTGATGACCATCCACGGAATCCTTCTTCTCCGAAGAACACATTTCCTACCCATTTAGCAACCCCGGCTTTTTTCACACGACCTTTTGCAACTGGTTGTACATGCTTGTCAAGGATTTCATTTGCTTCATCTAAGGGATTAATTTTTCTAGGTACTTTGTTGTAGTCTGTTTTTTGTTTTGTCATAGTTTCCTTCCTTCTATCTTTGCCATCCAACTAGCATTAGATGGATTCATACGTTTTGTTACACCATCAATGTAATATTGCTCACCTTTATATGACGCGACATCACGATAAACGTTAATTTCAGTGGCTAAGTCGGCCAATAATACATCACGCGGTCCGTCCAATGGAATATAGAACATACATTCTCCACGATTAATACTATCGACCTTCACAGCCCCATAGTCTTCTAAACATAATGCCATAAATTATTTATTCCCGTTTGTCATTACTTGTATACCCCCATGAATATGTTAGAACACCTGTCAAACAAGTAGGAATCATTGTTGACAGCAATAAGTCCAAATGAAAAATGTAATACAATAATGCGTAAAGCATTGTGTATATCACTAACGATATACCAGAAATGACCAATAGCCCAATAAAAGCTTTCACCGGGTTCCTCCTTTAAAATTTTTGATAAAAAAGAATACCGAGAGTAATTCTCAGTATTCTAGTGAAACTTAGTCTTCAGGGATTGTAAAATCACCTTCTAACACTTCTCCATTTTCAGAAGCTCCGTCAGATTTCTTAACGTGGTTGCTAATCACCTTAGCAGCAATTCCGCCAGCGGCTACAACACCAGTGATGATCAAGAGACGCTTAACAACTGGTCTAACGGCAACGATTGTTTGTACAATCTTGTCCTTAGTACTCAGTTCCTTAGCAACTTGAGTTTGTGGTGCGACCTCAGCTTGTGTCACCAAGTCTTCAGTAACCTCGTTAAGTTCTTCCTTAACTTCTTCAATTTTTGAAACGTTTTCTGACATGATAATGTCCTCCTTTAGTTTTATTTTGTTTCATTATAGGATATGTATTTTCTGCGAACTATCTACCAGTAGCATTACACAACTCTTCGTTTCCATTAGCAGTTATAAATGCCTTTGCGAAAATGTTTTCACGTCCAGCGTCAACAATACATGGATATGTTGTTTTACTCATTTTTTCTTACCTCACAATCCTTCAATACATTCTGATAAAGTTGCATTTTTTTTAACGGGATTTAACCCTTTAGACTCCCTAATAAGGTTAATTTGCCTAATACATTCATTGAATCGCACTCTACGCCACTTACGAATATCGAAATCCGCCATATTAGCAGCAGGACGATAATGCTCAAACATAGATTCAAAGTCGTAATATACCAATGAAATACTTCGGTATAACGCTTGCACATGCAATTTGGGTGAATATGCTAACTCAATCATCGGCATCCTCCCGATGTAAATGGATTAGATAATGTGTATTCGGAATTTCAATTTCCAATTCCTTTTCACAATACTTGAATTGTTCTGCCAAATGATGCATGTCATCTTCTGACATTGTAATATGAATGTGGTGTTTCATTATTTTAGGTAATCCTTTCCCATTATGTGTCTAATTTGTTCTAGTGTCGACTCAGTATTTACATAGTATCGTTCATAAATAGTGTCAACTATGTCAAAAAAATATAATAGTTTATCTTTATCAATATCTTTTTGTCCAGTATATGGATCAAATGGTATAGTTTCACCTATTATAGAGATTTTATCATCATAGTAAAATCCCTCGGCTAAACTAATCACGAGCTCGTCAACCAATTCTCGTATCTTTTTCCATAAATATAACTCACTATCGAGCATAACAACTTTATCAGGCACCATTAGTAAACTGAATATGTAGTTTTTATACTCATCCTCAAATTTAACCCTTCGCCATGCTTCCATAAGACGCTCAATATACCATTCGTCTATACCGAATATATCTTGTAATGGAAGTTTACGTATATTATCTATGACTGCATCATAAAAATCGTCTTTAGACAATATGAGGGTATATTGCCTTCCATATGTCATCTGTTCAGCCCTCACTATTTGTGTTATCGTCTAATACCTCTTGGTAGTATTTATTGAACTCCTGTTTGAGTTCTTGAGCGCTCATGTACGCTCTACGATTGTCCGGATTGTCTTCGATTTTAGTTGCTGTATGTATTATTAATTCGTATAGCAGCTTGTAGTTCTCATGATCAATATCTGCGGATCCAAATACAGTATTGTAATATGATGTCTCCAGTAGTGCAATCAGAACATTACCAATGATCTTACGAGCAATCCTGAAGAAATATAAATCCATATCCAAGACGTGCATATCATCTGGTATAGTCATAATGAATTGGAAATACTGTTTGTAATCCTCATTAGCTGGGACAACACCATTTACATCTGGTTCGGTCCAAGCGGAAATGTATTTGTCAAGTTCAGCCTGAGGAATTAATAGAAAATCATCTAATGGCATTGCTCTTACCATATCTATAACCGTCTGTTTGAATTCTCCCGAAGTCTTGACGATTGGTCTATTGTGTGTCATCATTTACCTCCTTTATAAATTTTCATACATACTTACCATAATAAATAAGTAGATGAACAGAACAAATAACATTAAACAATCCGCCATTAAGCATCCTAGAAAGCCCATAGTAACTGTCAAATTAACAAGAAGTGCTAAACAGCATAACTCGATAGCTATAAAAATAAATGTCAAGGCAATCATCAAAAGTAAATCTGATAAATTGTAGTCAATTAATTCAACAAGCTTTTCTTTCATCGTTTACTCCTTGTGTAAAAGTTCTCAAAGAATCTTTTAAGCATGTCCATCTTAGAATCCAACTCATCATTACCATAACAATATAATGTGATGAAATATAGATTCTTCTTGTCATCAAATATAATTGGATCAATATCGATAATAAGGA